GCCATCTGGGCTGCGGACTTCCTGATGACGCAGGGCAAGGTGCGTCGGGCACTCGTGGTCTGCCCCATCTCGATCATGGACAGTGCATGGCGCAACGACCTGTTCAACTTTGCGATGCACCGGACGGTGGACGTGGCCTACGGCGGTGCGGAGAAACGCAAGAAGATCATCGCAAACGGTGCGGAGTTCGTCATCATCAACTACGACGGCATCGAGGTGGTGCAGAACGAGATTGCCAACGGGGGCTTCGACCTCATCATCGTAGACGAGTGCTTTGTAGCGGGCACGCCCGTACACACACCAGACGGCCTGACGCTAATTGAAAACCTGCGGGTCGGTGACGCGGTCTTTACAAGTAACGGAGTACACAATATAAGTACTGTGTCTAAGCGGAAACCAAGCGCGCTTGTGGAGGTTACACTTGACACTGGAGAGCTCATCACCTGCACTCCGGAGCATCCTTTCTTCACTGACTGGGGTTGGGTGCCCGCCAAAGCTCTTGCAGGTAGACGGATCGTGTCTGCATCTAGCCTGCCCAATATGCGGGGCGGCGTATACGCTCCGCACGGCGAAGTGGCAGTTTCACCGAAAAGCGGGAACCCACACTGGGATGACTTGCTCGCGATCCTGCGGTCGGAAGAGGTGGCACCAACTACATCCGGGGGAGTCAGCACTCAAGCGATTGACCGCAGAGCAACGGGCGTTGGGCGTTCGGTCGGGGTTTCACCGGACAGCGGAGCAGCGAGCACACCTGTCGAAAGTAGCGAAGGAGAGAGGGCTCCGCCCGGTAGTTCGCGGCGGGAACGGAACTGGAATGACCGGGCCAGAGAAGCAGCTTTTGCCGACGCTCCCGACGGGGTGGGTATGGAACTTCCCAGTAGCGTTGGGTCGCAGGCAGCGCGGCTTTCCTACGCACTTCAAGCTAGACTTCGCGTGGCCAGAAAAGAAAATCGGGTTGGAGGTGGATGGAAACAGCCACCGGACGACAAAGGGTCAGGCGCGGGACAAGCGGAAAACGGAGACGCTTTCGGTGCTCGGGTGGATAGTGTTACGTATCGGAAACCGAGAAGTGACGAATACGTCTACAACCTCGAAGTTGCTGGAACGCCTAACTACTTTGTTGGGGAACAACGAGCGCTAGCGCACAACTGCACACACTACAAGACGGCAACGACCAAGCGCTGGAAGGTGCTGAACTCTCTGGTGAAGCCGGAGACTTGGGTGTGGCTGATGACGGGCACACCCGCTGCACAGTCACCGCTGGACGCCTATGGTCTGGCTAAGCTGGTCAACCCCAACAACGTGCCGCGGTTCTTTGGCTCGTTCCGGGATCAGATTATGACGAAGCTGACGCAGTTTCAGTGGGTGCCGAAGGCAAACGCATCGGAGGTCGTGTTCAACGCACTGCAACCTGCCATACGGTTCACGAAGGCCGAGTGCTTGGACCTCCCTGAGATGGTGTACGTCAAACGGGAGATCGCCCTGACCAAGCAGCAAGTGAAATACTACAACCTGCTGAAGCAGCGTATGGTCATGGAGGCCGCAGGCGAAGAAGTCACCGCGGTCAACGCCGCCGTGAACATGAACAAGCTTCTGCAGATCAGTGCGGGGGCTGTCTACGCCGACAGCGGCGAGGCGCTGGAGTTCGACATCCAGCCTCGCTACCAAGTGCTGCAGGAGGTCATCGCCGAGACCAAGAACAAGGTGCTCGTGTTCGTGCCGTTCAAGCACACCATCGACCTGCTCACGACTAAGCTGCGCGCTGATGGGGTGAGTACCGAGGTCATCCGAGGCGATGTGCCTGCCAGCAAGCGCACCGAAATATTCAAGGCGTTCCAAGAGCAGCCTAACCCCCGCGTGCTGGTGATTCAGCCGCAGTCAGCCGCGCATGGTGTGACACTGACCGCAGCCGACACGGTAGTGTGGTGGGGGCCCACGCCGTCACTGGAGACCTACGCACAAGCCAACGCGCGCGTGCACCGCACGGGGCAGAAGAACAAGTGCACTGTCGTACAGCTGTACGGCTCGCCTGTAGAAAAGCGTGTCTATGCGATGCTCGATAACAGGATTGACGTCCACACAAGAATGATCGAGTTATACAAAGATATGCTTGACTAGCGCAAACTAGCGCAATATATAACAAGAATCACTAGCCAAGGAGACTGTGATGACTGAAGCAAGCATCCCGGTCGAGAAGCTCGCTAAAGCGTACCTGAAGATCAGGGCCAAGCGCGCAGAGCTCTCGGCGACGTTTAAGGAGGAGGACGACCGCCTTGTCAGGCAGCAGGACAAGGTGAAGCACGCGCTCTTGGAATACTGCAAGACGCAGGGTGTCGAGAGTGTCCGCACGTCTGAGGGGCTGTTCTACCGTTCGATCAAGACGCGCTACTGGACGAGCGACTGGGAGTCGATGCACCGGTTCATACTGGCCAACGAAGTCCCTGAGTTCTTCGAGAAGCGCCTCAACCAGTCGGCGGTCAAGCAGTTCTTGGACGAAAACCCCGACCTTGTACCGCCGGGTCTAAATGTGGACTCGGAGTACACAATAGCCGTAAGGAAGAAATGATGTCTGGACCTTATGTCCCGATTGAAGACGTGGCCAAGCACCTCAGCGTGTCCGTGTCCACCGTACGAAAGTGGGTGCGGGAGAAGCACATCCCCCGCGCCACCTACATCAAGGTAGGTAACACCTATCGCTTCGACGTCGCGGCCATCGCCGCGGCCCTGATACCGGTTGACAACGAGGAGCTGTTGCTGCTCGATGACGACCTTCCCGACCTAACAACAAACGTCGATGACGACTTCTGAGGAGTTTACCATGTCTGAACTTACCCTGTTCCAGAACAGTGCGATTGCTAAGAGCGACCTGTTCCAGTCGCTCATGGATACCACGAAAGCCCTCATGGGTGGCGGCGGCGGGATGCGCCGCATCAGCATCAAGGGCGGTCGCTTCCGCGAGATCGTCGGCGGCCAGCAGGTGAACGTGAACAGCTCCGGCTCGATCAACGTCGTGATCGTCAACGCTGCGGCAATCTCACGCACCTACTACGCGGGCGCCTACGACCCCGATACACCAGCAGCGCCGACCTGCTGGTCGACGGATACGAACACCCCTGCAGCCGAGGTGCCGGCAAACCAGCGGCAGGCCGCGCGCTGCGCCGACTGCAAGATGAACATCAAGGGCTCCGGTGCCGGCGAGAGCCGGGCGTGCCGGTTCAACCAGCGGCTGGCTGTGGTGCTGGAGGGGCAATACGACACGGTGTATCAGCTTCAGCTGCCCGCTACGTCTGTCTTCGGTGAGGCCAAGGATGGCAAGATGCCGATGCAAGCCTATGCCAAGTATCTGCACGCGCACAACGCACCGGCCATCGCTATCGTCACGCAGGTCTACTTCGATGTGAACGCCGAGACCCCCAAGCTGTTCTTCAAGGCCGTGCGACCGCTCGAAGAGGCGGAGCTCAAGGAAGTGCTTGAAGCCAAGGACTCCGACGATGCGATCAAGGCTATCACCCTGACCGTCGCGCAGACTGACGGGGTGCAGGCAACGACGAAGACCGAGGCCAAGGTCGAGACGAAGGCGGAGCCCAAGGCGGCGCCGAAGGAAGAGGCCACCGAGGAGCCGATGAAAATCGAGAAGAAGTCGGCCCCCGCACCCAAGAGTGACGATGATCTTGCCGACATCGTCGACGCTTGGGACGACTGAGCGACATCAACTGCCGCGGCTAGGTATATGCCGAACGGGTGTGGGAGCACCCTGCCGCGGCGTCTCTCAGTCTAAGGTGAAGCATGGACACTACATCGTTCTTGGGGAAGGTGCTGGGAGACGAGGGCTATTACTGTGTGCTTGCGATCAAGGGAGATACCCGCAGGCAGAAGTTCTACCCTACCATCGAGGCGGCGCAGACGGCAGCAGAGCAGTTCGATGGTAATGGGTTTGACGCGTACTATGCCCTCGCCACTTTCCGCGACGCCGAGTCTCGTACGGTTGATAACGTGCAGCTCATGCGCGCGTTCTTCCTCGACTTGGACTGCGGCCCCACCAAAGACTACCCCGACCAGTCTTCGGCGCTGAAGGCGCTCCGCGCGTTCTGCCACCATAACAAACTACCTCGCCCGCTCCTCGTGAACTCAGGGCGCGGGGTGCATGTGTACTGGTCGCTGGAGACGCCCATACCGCTGACCTACTGGCTACCGGTAGCCGAGCGGCTCAAGGCACTGTGCAAGGCCCAAGGGTTTGCCTGCGACCGCAACGTGACTGCGGATGCAGCACGCGTGCTGCGCGTGCCCGGCACGCACAACTATAAGGACAATCCGCCGCGCGAGGTGACGATCTTCAACGCCAGCGCGCCGCCGCCCGCTATAGATTTCGAGGCGTTTTCGCTGCTGCTTGGCGACGACCCTATACC